CATGTAGCAGTTGCTGGGTATGGGGCACAGTGGGTTCAAAGATTCTTTAGTGGTGATTACACACCAAAACATATACAGGTGAGCGCATGATTCACGAGTTTGGTGCTTGTCCTCTATGTGACAAACCCTGCTCTTTTACCATGAGTGAAAATGTTTGGGTATGTGACTGTGATTGTTCGGAGGTGAGCGCATGAGAAAGTGGTTAATGAATAGACAACTTAAAAAAATAAGAAAGGAATACAACAAGGTAGTAAAAGTCTACCCAAAGAAAAAGAAAGACGATGACTACGGAGGCGATGATTAATGGATAAAATAGTAAGAGAAGAAATAATTGGGCATGAAGAAGAAGTAACTGAGGATATGGTAAACTTGTTCTACGAAACTTGGGAACCGGCACACGAAGGGGAATATATTGATGAATTAGTTATCAATGGTAATTACGAGGTAGCGGCAGTTATCCGAGAAGAAGACCCTAATGAATGGGTGCAAGAAACCTTGGTAACATATGGTGCTGAGATTCAACCTGCATATGTAAGTGGAGATTACAGTTCCTTTTTCCGAGGAACTGAACCAAAAGGTCCGTTAAATATTAAACATACGGATATTGCACCTGAAGTTTGGCAAAAAGAAATCAAGGAAGTATGGGAACATTTGCTACGAAAAGGTGAAGACATTCCCCGTAACCGTAGATTTTTAGATGCTATTTGGAATGCTTCAACAGAAATACTTCCGGGCCTTGAAATATCAGTTATTGTAGACCGTAAAGGAAAACTATTTATGAACAGCGGAAGTCCGGGTTATGTAGATTACGGCGGGGTCAATGTTACAGGAATGAGTATTCCTATCCGTTGTTGGATTCATACTCACCCATTTGGTTATGCCTTTTGGTCTGGAACTGATAATAGAACTTTGCGAAACTGGCGACCAATTAACCAAGAAGCAATTGTATTAGGTAGAGGTGAACATTTAATATGGGAAAAAACAGAGAACGGAGAGAGAATGACGAAGGTAGTAGAAAAAGAAGCCTTCGAGTTGTAAGGTTTCCTACCTTTGGTGATAGAGAAATTGAGTGTCCCGTATGCGAGGGAAATAAATGTATCGTATGTAATGGAACAGGGTTTTTTGAAATAAGTGGAGAGGTGTGGGCAAGTATTCAACAGCCACATATTATACAGTATGTGCATGATAACTTGCCCATCCTTTCTAAGGAATATAATACAATGTATGGTTCCGGAATGAATATGAAAACATTGGGAATTCTCAAAAAGAATTGGGAAGTATTAGAGGTCAGCAGTCTAATAGGTTCAATGTGGGTATGTATTAATATCCAAACTGCTGAAACAAAACACTTTTATAAAGAAGGAGGACTGAAAAAATGGTTAGTATTAGAGAAATAATGAGAATGTGGAAAGGAAAGCGTGGCGTTACAAGTGATGCGGCAATTGAATTTCAAGAAAGAGCGAAGCAATTGATTGAGGCATTGGTTAACTTGTCGAACTTTGAAGCACAAAGGCGTGGTAATAATTCACGCTTGCGTTCTTCCGATGTTCGATTGGCATACCTTACAATGTTGGATAATCGTGTGGATGAAATAGAGGAAGAAGCCTATACAGGTGAAGTAATTTCAAGAGAGTATGAAATGACAGAAGAAGAGTTTGGTGATTGGAATGCTCAATGAATTAGTAAAACAATTAGATGAGGCAATTGATATGGCTGAAAAGTCAAGTCAACTTGCGTTGTCAAGAAAATTAAACTTGATTAAGAATTACACTTTGGGTTTTACTCACGCACTTTGGGGTGAAAAGGTTGTCGAGGATTAAGACAGTAACTCACGGTGAATATGAAATCCTACAAGCACTACTCGATTCTTCAGTAATTGCTGAAGCACTTGAGCGTGTTAAGTATGATATGGTCCCTTCTAATGATGATGTAGCGGAGAAAAGATTCAGTCAATCGGTAGCAAGTGTAGCACAATATATGCAAAATATGTGCGACCGCAGACTACATAGATTACCAAAAAATCATCCAAATTTTAAGGAGAAATGAATATGAAAAATGAAGAAGAAGTAAAAGAAATGTTATTACAAGCAGAAGCAGAAGCAAAATACTGGAGAGACCGTTTTCATTCACGAACAATGGACACGAAAGAAAATGCAGAATGTTTGCGTAACTACACAGCATTGCGTGGAGTTTTGAAAACCTTACGCTGGGTATTAGAAGAAATTACAGCATCCCCATTGAGTTGATATTTATGTATGATGATGAAGACGCACCTAAGAATGTAGAAGAAGGAGTTAACAGACTTTTAGAAAGCATTTTGTGGGAGGTATTAGAGGAAGAGATGGGACTATATAAAAAGTCCCCATTCAGTAACTATCCTTCATGGAAAGATGCAGATAAAAAAAGATATGATAGGGCAGCAAAAGTTTTGTATAAACGATTAAATAATATGGTAAATAATAAACCGGAAATTAAAATACAGAAAACAAAAAATGTCTTTCCCACAGATGCAAAGTATAATAAGAATAAAACTCTCAGGGATTATTTGAGAGAACATGTGGGATGATGAATTAGAAGAGCAACCTATCGAAGAAGGTAACATTGTAGACATTATTAGCCACGACGGTGTAAAGCGTGGTAGTGAAATAGTTGCCGTTCATTGTTTCGTATGTGGAGAAAAATTCATAGGACCAAAGGATAAAGCCGGAATGTTTATTAAAGGACACATGGAGTTTCATAAGTGGGAAATCACTTTGTATGATACCCTTGGTGGAGTTTAAATATATACAGAAGGTCAAATTCAAGGAATCCTATTGCTTGCGGGAATACCGCAGTTTAAGGTAGTAGGTATTATTAGTAAAAGAGGTTGGGAACCGAGATACGATATTAAAATTCGACTACCCCAACAAATGTTATTGCCAATGGTGCAAGCCCTCGAAAGACTACAAATTAATTGTCAGTTAAAAAGAGAAAGAGGGCGTAGAGTAGATACAATAGTTATCCGTAGGCGTTTAGATGTTTTACGGATATGTGATATTTTTCCCCGAAATGTTCCGTCAAAGAGCAAAGTGTGGGGTAAATTTATCCGGTTAATGGAAATGGTTCGCAACGGTGAACATATGAACAACGATAGTAGATATGAGTTCGAGATGATTTTATATGAAGAAAACAATAGAGAAAAAGAAACCTAAAATATTTGTAGGTAAGGCCGGAACAGGTAAGACATTTAACGCAAAATCCGCTTTAGAAACAAAAGAATATGTGCGCTACCAAGCCAACGATATACCGATAGAAGATGTATATTCTTGGCCTATGGATGTGAGCATTATTATTGAGGATGTGCATTACAAACCCGACAAGGATAAAATATTAGACTTGATATATTCGGGTAGAAAAGTAGTGCTTACATCAGTCAATAAGAAAGATGTGCCTAAAGCAATTATTAATGCGTGTCAAGTCAAACTGTGCGGTAAGACCAACAGAAATCAGATAATGATTAAAACACTATATGCTAAAAATTGTGATGAGGTTAAAACCTTTGATGCTAATATGTGGTCGCTTACAGGCAACTACATTAAAATGAAAGACCGTGATGATTTTTATAAGGGAGTGCGCTTACATGAGCCACCACCTATGCAAATACTTTCATGGGCTTCAGCATCAATGCCTAATAACAATAAATTAGCATTCGTAGCATCAACGCTACATAGATGGCCGAAGGACTATTTCTATGCGTTATTGGCTTATTCTTGGGAGGGTGGTTATATTACAATGACTCCACCTAAGAGGAAGTCATCGAGTTTGTTTCCGTCTATTTGTCTCAAGTTGGGGCTTAAGGAAACGGATGGCTATTTAGTAAGAAGTCTTGTAAGAGACCCTCAATATGCTAGATGGGCCGCTAAGAAATTATTACCCGAAGAATGTAAAATTTTGGGTATAAGTAAGGAAAAGAAAAAGAGAACGACTACAAGAAAAATGAAAGGATTAGAGGAATTTTGATGAGGAAAGGAAACGGAGAAGCATTTACAAAATGGGCTGGGGTAATGCTTAATAGGCTACCCTATAAGTTTATGCGTGAGTGTTATGAAAATGAAATGACATTAGACGAGGCGGTGAAAGAGTATGAAAGAAGACATGAAGACTCTAATTGAACTGACTAAGAAAATGGCAAATGAATTACACATTACCAATAAAATCGCAATCAGCGTTTCTGTTGTTAATGTAATCACCCTCGTAGTAATTGCGTGGGGACTAATGAGGTGAAAAAATGAAACAAATGAATGACTATGTGTTAATAAGAAATGAAAGAAGAACAACCACAGACAGTGGAATTATATTGAATGCGAACCAAAATGGAGGAATCGTTTATGATTCCCCAGTTGGGGATATGGTTGGAAGATATGTCTATTATAAAAATGGATATACTTTTCACGATGAAGGAATAGAATATGTTGCTATTAAATTAGAAGATGTAGTGGCGGTGAAAGGATGAAAAGAATTTTACATGGACATGAAGCAAGACAAAAGTTAATTGAAGGAGTTAATACAGTTGCTAGTGCAGTTGGAGTAACTTTAGGACCGGCAACTCGTAGTGTTATTATTGATAGAAGAGATGGCTTGCCTCCTTTGGTTGTTAATGATGGAGTTACGGTTGCAAAAAATATTGTTATTGAGGATAAAATGGCTAATGCAGGTGCTAAACTTGTGATTGAAGTTGCATCAAGGGCGCAGGAAAATGCTGGAGATGGAACTACTTCTTCAACAATCATGGCTCAGTCCTTGATTAACAACGGACAAAATCTATTAGGCAGTTTTACAGGGGTTGCTATTCGTACAGAACTTGAAAGACTGTGTGAAGAAACATGTAAAAGTTTGGATAATGCTTCCTCAAAGATTGAGGGTAGAGATATATACCATGTAGCAAAAATTAGTGCAAATAATGATGAAAACATGGCCGAACTAATCTACTCCGCTGTGGAAAAAATAGGATACGATGGGGTTATTTCAGTTGAACCTTCACCTACGGGTGAGGACACTGTTTCTTTTATCGAGGGCTTTGAATGTGACAAGGGATATATCAACCCTGTTTTGACAAAAATATTCGGTGAAAGCAATACATTTGATAAGCCGTGGATGCTAATTTCAAATGCAGATATTAATGACTTTGCTCAACTTATTCCTGCACTTGAATTCGCTAAGAAAAAGAATCGACCCTTGATTGTAATTTGTAATTCTATCGGTGCTGTTGCACTAAATACATTTGTAATGAATCAAGTGAACGGGAATATCAACGCTTGCATTGTGCAAGCAGAAGACATTTCATTCTGGCAAACTGAGAAGTTAAATGACTTAGCAATTTTTACAGGTGGTAAAATGGTTAACAAGGAATTAGATATGTCAATTGCAGATATTAATGCCTCATACTATGGGCAATGTAATAAGGCAATTATTTCATCTAAGAAGGCCGCATTCTTGGGCTTTATGGGTGATGATGATTTGCTCTTAGAACGCCTTGATGAAATTGCTACTGATGAATCTATGGCTGAGAATGATTTTTACCAAAAGAAACACTCGGTTCGATATGGAAAACTACAAGGTAACGCCGCAGTTATCGGTATTAGTGGAATGTCCGAACAAGAGATTCAAAATAAATTAGAAAGGGTAGACGATGCCTTGAATGCTACAAGAGCCGCAATCGCAGAAGGAGTTATTCGGGGTGCAGGTGTTGAACTTTATGAGTTTGGCATGAGACAAAGTTTTGGAATCGAAGAGGTTTTCTGTAAAGCATTAAAATCACCTCTTCAAAAGATTTACTACAACATTAACGGAGAGGACATGGACTCTGATTTTGATAATGATATTTTGCTTGGTAAATTTTATGATGGCAATAGAAATATATTCGTAGAAAGGGGAGAAATTTTTGACCCTGTTCGAGTTGTAAAGTCTTCTCTACGCTCGGCAGTAAGTGTTGCTGGATATGTATTAACAGCGGATTGCTTAATAGGTGAATAAATATGGTAGAAGAACCGTATTACTTTACAAATTTTACTTCACATACTAAATACCCTAATACTCCGGAAACGGATATGATGGAAACAGTATTACATGTTGTAAAATTTAAAATAAATGGAGAAGAAAAAATAGTCGAAGTGATGGCAACTGACCCATCAAATGCGATAAATATAGTAAGGAGAGATTTGAATGAATTGGACAGAAAAATATAGACCGAATGTGATAGGAGATTTGATTGGGCAACATAAGTTTGTTGCTGATGCAGAAACATGGATAAGTAAAGGTGATTTACCACCGGTTCTCATGTATGGAGTTCCGGGGATTGGTAAAACAACTGCGGCTCATGTATTGGCTAATCACTTTCTTGGTGATGATAAAGATACAGACTTCTTAGAAATTAATGCGAGTCAAGACCGTAAGTTGGAAACCGTAAGAGAAACTATTACCAACTTTGTCAACACTCGTTCTGTATCTGGGAACAAGTTTAAAATTTGTTTTCTTGATGAATTAGAAGGAATGACCCGTGATTCACAGCGAGCATTGAAAAGAGTAATGGAACGAGCAGTAAATGTTCGATTCGTTATTGCTTGTAATGACCCGTATGCTGTTGATGACGCTATTCGTTCAAGATGCGCTAATTATTTCTTCACACCGATACCTGAAGACATTCAAGTAAAAAGGTTAATGGATATTATTGTTGAGAATAATGCAGATTTTACAGAAGAAAACGCTCGCAAAATTGTAGATATTTGTGGGGGAGATATGCGTCGTGCAATCAATGAATTACAGGCGTGTATTTATTCCGGTAAAACACCGGATAATCTACTAGACGAACACATGGGACCTTACAAGTTTTGTTTAGAACAACTTCTTGATAAGAACCCCAACGCATTAGAATTTTTACATAGGCTTGTTTTTGCAGGTCATACTGTAAAAGATATATGTGGTAAACTCCTACAATGTGTTTTAGATATGGAATTAACACCTGCCGAGAAGTTTAAGGTGGTAGGTGCAGTAGGAGAAATGGAATGGAGAAGCAGAAGTGTGACACCAAAAGTGCTTGTGGCTTGGTTCACAGCACAATTTATGAAATAAGAAAAAATAAAAAATAAGGAAAGTGAAAATATGATTGAAAGAGTAGAAAAAGAACTGAACAGTTTGGCGACCCGACTAAGTATTGAAGTCGGAGAAATGAATGAAAAATATACGGAGATTGGCAGTAGCAATAATCTCGACTTGGAGGATGAGCGACAACAACTTGTTGCTTTGACTTTGACTCGTAATTATGTTCGTGGCCGTCTTGCATCTAATCGAACAGCCTCAACAGGCTTTGGTGATTCAGGTGTGGGATTCTTTATTGGTATTGAACCAGCCCGTGATGTAATGGAATGGAAGCGAAAGAATGTGATGAGTAAATATAACAGTGATTCTTCACAGGCATTGAAAGATGAAATTATTGCAGAAGTTACACTTACAGAAGGTGGGGCTTACGAAAAGACTCAAGTTAAGAACGGTGAATGGGATACAAGAATTATTCCTCAACTACCTGCTTCGGCTATGGAAGTTGGTGAAAATAATTGGATTGTTCCTATCGACCCCGTTAAGTCTTGGGCTTCGGGAGATGCAAACAAGAATTACGGAAAACCTTTGCCTAAAGAAGAATACAAACTTCGAGCGCATTTCATTGGAATGAAGGATGGTGGAGATATGCAACTTTGGTCGCTTCAATTGAAGAATGAACAAGCAAAGAATTTTAGTGTTGATACATTCCGATGGACTACCATTTACGGTTTGTTTAATGAAGAGCGTAATGCTATTTACGGTATTCGCAACAAGACTTTGACAAGTATGACTTATCTCGAAAACTTGGATGAAGAAGACCCTCGTTGGGTTGATGTTTCCGGTGAGTCGATTGAAGATACACTTGTTGAACATACAGCAGAATATCTTGCAGATATGATTGAGTTGGATTCTTACCATGACTTAATTTCTCAACAACAAGGTTTGCGCCTTGTCGTTACTGATGGAATTGTTACAAGTATGAATCTTACACCTAATGAGCGAAGTGGTAATAGAGTAATTTGGGTAGAACCTGTTGATGCTAATTACGGATTTGATGAAGACGATATTCCTGAATCAACACCAATTTGGGTTCCTTCTCATGTAAATATTGATTTTGGAGTTGGTTCCGATGTTATTATTGTTGGTCGAACAAACCAAACGCAAAAGAAAGGTGATGATGGAATGCCTATTGATGGTGAGTATAACCCTGTTACAATTAATTTGTATGGTGTTTATGCTCGAAGTGCAACAGGTGTTGTTGTCGAAGAAGTTGTAGAAGGCGAATCAATGGAGTTTTGGTGATTTAATTTCCGTGTAAATGTTGGCGGCTGAATGACATTCAAATAGGTGCAAAGCCTATACTTTAAAAGGTGAAAAGATGATAATTAAAATGAATGAAATACTACTAGACCTCGAAGAGGTAGAAACAATAGAATGGAAAGAAGATGATAACGAATACGACAGATACAGTGTTCGTTTTCACATGAAAAGCGGTAAAATGTTCACACGCTTAGTGCATGAAAAACAACTAAAAATATTAAGTGAACAATTTAAGGAGGAAGAATGATGAGTTTGAAAGGAAAAGGAAAGGCGAGTAATCTCGTAAGTAAGGCAAAAGAAGAAGATACCAAGAGTGCATTCGCAAATGCAAAGGCTAAGGCTTTTAATCAGCGAAAGCGTTTGATGGATAATGAATCAGCATATATGTTATGTGGAATTAGTGGAGACCCCGGAACTGGGAAAACAGGATTAGCAATTGATTGCAGAACTGATGAAGAAAAAGAAACCCATTGGGTTTTTATTCTTGATTTCGATGAAGGTGCAGAACCTACATGGAGGCAACATTGGTCGAGCGATGATAAAGTGTTTATCTACAATCCTCATGTTTACAAAGAAGACATGACGGTAGATTATTTGGCTACTGCTGATATGGCCCGTTTCTTTATGGGAATGGTTAAAGAAGCAATTGAGACAAAGAAAATTGAATACGGTGAAGAAACTATTGAAGTTGAAGGCGTTAAGGCAATTGTTTTTGATGGATTAGATACATGGCTTGATACTACAAATATGATTGCCAGACTAAACCACATCAAAGGTAAAGACCCAAGAGCGGCTGATAAAGTTAAAATGGTTCCGACTCAATGGTATGCACGAACAGAAGAATACAAGCGATTGTTTAAGGCCGCTTGTCAACTTCAATGTCATAAGTTTTTCATTACACATATGAAAGAAGTGCATGATGGGTTTGAAGTGGTAGGACAAAAGCCCGATTGGGAAAAGTCTACTACCGCAAAGTTGTTTCAACATATTCACACATACCGTGAAGAAAGAAACAACACGACAAAGTTACACGCTAAGGTTCTCAAGTCAAAGACCAATGCAGACAATGAAGGGCAATCCTTCATGTTGTTTGAAAACAATAAAGGTAAGGTTACTTGGAACGGCTTAGTGCCAATCAAAGAAAACAACCTTTGAGTGTAATGGTTTTTGATATAGGGGTGCTGTTATGTTATATTATATTATGGGGGAATTTAAATGGAATTTAGAATGAATGGAAAGGAATTAAAAGAAGCAATAAATATTTGCAGACTACGGGGAAAATACAATGAAGGCATGGGTAATAAAACCAGTGTTCTATGTGATGATTTATTCATTGAGGTAGAAGACGGAACGGTTTATATTCAAAATGCTAATAATTATACCTATGTGGTTTATAGACATAATGATGAAGAGGCGGTTAACGGAATGGTTAATCTGTCCGGCTCTAAACTTGAGAAGTATCTAAAAGATACAGACTTAATATTTAGAAGCGATGATGGAAAAATTGAATTGGCTACGGGTAACAGCGTTGTGACTTTACCGGTATTAGGTAGACATGCAGAACTTAATGTTATCTATCGACTAAAGAGCAAGTTGCGAAATCTCAACCGTAGAACAATTAGAAAAATGAACAGAGAAGGCGAAGATATTTTTGTTACAGAAACTCTGTCACTAAAAACAATGCTTGATGTTGAATCCGATGAACTTACACAAGCGATGGAACTTGCTGAAAAGGTCGGTAATTCTATTTACAGAATCGACTGGGATGGTGAAAAACTTCTTGTAAGTTCTACTAAGAACAACGAAAGTGTTTATACAGAAGTTACTGCTACCGGTAACGATAGAAAGGCTACTGTTGATATTTCACTACCAATTAGTAAATTGGTAAGTAAGGAGAGAGAAGTTATTATACTTTATGATGATGAAAAGCCTGTAGTATTTGCCAATGAAAAAATTACGGTGCTTCGTGCGCCAAGGTTGGGTGCTTAAAATGGATGAATTAATAGAAACAGTAAGACAATTAGATGCAAAAATACAACAATTACTACAAAGTAAGAACATGGATGAAGCGCAGTTTTTAAGAATGTATGCTAAGAGCAAGTCCGTTCAAATTGCATTTGCTATGGGTAGTCGAAGTATGGCTACAATGATGGCTGATAGCGTATTAAAACAATTGGGGGAAGAAGAATGAAAGAAATACAATGTCAAGGAGAAGATTGTGGAAGAATGGCGGAAGAAGTTGATGAAGACTATTATGCCTGTGGCCGTTGCGGTTGGGCAGGTAGTGAAGATAACCCTGTTGTTGTTTTACAAAGACAAATAGAGGAATTGAAATGCGATTTGAGAGATTGCCATGATTTACTTAACGACTGTGGTTTTTTCTATGAAGATGGGAGATGGATTGACCCTCAAGATGACTCTATGGGGGAAGAAGAATGAAAGAAAAATGGTTGATAAATGCCATAATTAAAAAGTGGGAGACTGCTTTCGATACTGCGTTTTTAGGAGATGCAGATAACGAAGAACACATAAGAATACTGATGGATGCTTTAGTTGAACTAAGGAGTGAAGAAGAATGAGTAAATACTATATTGATAAAGATACTAATACATACTTAGTGCGTTCTGTTAATTCACATGAACAAGGTGAGTGGTATTATTGTAGGGGTTGTGAAATGAAATGGGTAAAACCGCATAATCATCATACAAATTGCCCAAGAAGTCAAGGTGATAATAATGAGTAAATATGAAGAACAAGTAATTAACAAGATTCGTCAAAGAGCAGAAGTGGGTAAGAATAAATACGGTGTGACAATGGAACGCACTGATTTGAACACACTTGAATGGCTTGTTCATTTACAAGAAGAACTAATGGATGCAGCAGTATATGTTGAGCGTCTATTAAACGATTTAAAAAGATTTAAATTAGAACAAAAGTATGGTTCTGAATTTGTAGACTTGATGGAGGACTTGTAATGTTAATTTATGTCAATGGTTTCATTGATACGGAAGAGGGTTGGACAGACCCTCAATATTTGCGAGAGCATTTAGAATATCTGTTCATGGAATACCTTCAAAGTGAAGGTATAAGTTTTAAGATTGAAGAATGGAAAGTGATTGACAATGATAATAGACACGATGGGGAGTAATATACATCTACGGTGGAGAGAAGGCGGGGTAAGAAAGGAAGAATCAATAAAGGACTACAAACCCTATTTCTTCATTTCAGTCGCTTCACAATGGTATAAATCTCAAATGGTTATTAATAACTATGGAAAGAAAAGAGCGATACCCATTACAATAGAAACAGGTGATTGGGAAAGCCTTCATGGTAAAAGACTTAAGAAACTTATTTATCATAATCCTAAAGACCGATGGACTCTAATGAATGAATTTCATAAACAAGGTATTGCTACTTATCAAGCAGATGTTGATATTAAGCGTCTTTATGCAGTTGACCGAATGACCGAGATTAAAGAATACGAACACCGTAAGTGGTATTTTGATATTGAATCTCAAGTAGGTGGTGTGCATGATGGTAAAACAACAGTGCTAAGTATCTACGATTCATTCACTAAAAAGAATACCGTAATGACTTGGTTTCCTAAAGAGGCTAATGTTAAAGTTGATATTGATTATGTGCGGGTTTATCAAAGTGAAACAGAAATGTTTTACGCATTCATTGAAATGATGGAAGAGCAAGACCCTGATATGATTATCGGTTGGTATGTTCTCGGCTACGATATTCCGCAAATTATTAAGCGCATGTGTAAATTAGGTATTGACCCTAATCGCATGTCTCCTTGCCATGAAATTAAAGATGTTCGTAGAAAGTTCAGTAATGGAGAAACTACGGGTTGGCAATTAGGAAAGGGAACTGGTGAAGAAAAATACTTCAACAGCGCACAACCTATTCGAGGCAGATTAACTTTCTGTCTCATGGATAGATTTGAACGCCTTTGGACTGATTCTCAAAAAGGAACATTACCTTCACTAAAGTTGGATGATTGTGCTAATCTTGTTCTTGGTGAACGCAAAGTTGCGAGTTCTAAGTTTGAAGATTTAGAGTTCTATGAAAGAGCGTGGTTGGAAGATACAAAAACATACCTTGAATATGCTAAGGTTGATGTAGATTTGTGTGTAAATATTGATAACAAATTAAATGTAAGTGAAAACAGCCTTGCACTACAACGACTTATTGTATGTCCTTTCGAGAATACATATCATAATTCTCAAATGGGTGGTGTATATTTTATGCGTAAGTCAAACTGGATTCCCCCAACAGGAGTTAAAACTGAGAAGGAAAGGTATGATGGGGCTTTCGTTATGGACCCGACATTAGAAGGAACATACGGACAACATGAAAATGTGGCTGTATTTGATTTTAAATCCCTTTACCCTTCTATGATGGCCGCAGTAAATATCTCTTGGGAAACTAAGCGTAGTCAAGGTTATCCGGTGTGGGTTAATACACCTAAGCATTTAGGAGAATTTGAAGAAGACCCTACATATTATTATGAAAAAGATACTCTTGGGCTTTTACCTCAAGCAGTTATTGATATGATGGCGTTGCGTGATGAATACAAAAAACTGCGTAAAGAGGCTAAAACAGACGAAGAATATATTAAGTGGGACTCAGCACAAATGGCTACGAAGAGGGCTGTAAAT